TGGTCGTTCTGTCTGCTCTCAGCCATAGCGATATGGTCTGCTAGTGATAGATCAGCGAGTGCTGATGCATCTTGTACTGATAGTCCTCCGTCTTCACCACGCTCTGCTACAGCCATTGCATAGGCATATTTAATAACAGGCTCACTGGGAACCAGTAAGGTAGTTGAAGCATCTGTTAGTGCAGGTTGTGGTTTGTATAAGTTAAAGTAAATGTTTTGTATTCCATTAGGGATAGGAAATAAATCTACCTGTGTGTCCCCATTAACGTCTACACCATTGAAGTTATAGAATGTTGGGCTACCTCTTTGTGGGTTGTTGTTCAATAGAAACGAGTTCATCTGACTAGAGGTCTTAGGGTTTAAGAAGTAGTCTTCTTCAGCATGAATAACATCCATCACCCTAAAGCGTTGACCCGCCCCTGTAAGGACGTAGTTAAAGAGATCATTAGAGGTAGTGACTGTCAGTGTTTCTGTTAATACGTTCCACTGAAAAGAATCTTCTACCAGTCTCTTAGCATCATTAACAAACGTGCTGACCAGCTTAGAGTAGAGTGTATCTGTTGGAGCAGTTACCTCGGCTTCTCTCAGTCTTACTAATACATTGTTGACAACTTCTAAATAATTCATTCTTATCCTCTAGCTTTCTTCTTCGCAGTAGCTGAAAGATCACCGTAATGATACAAAGGTTTACTGGTCGCTGTATGTGACTTGTTAGTATGTAACTTACCGTCAGGCATTTTGTGGTAGTTACCTGACCAAGTTTTTCCTTCTTTTAAGTAATGCTTTACACCCTTAGCCATTACTTCTTAGGCTTAGGTTTTGGTCGAGGTGCAGGTGCTTTCTTCTTTTTACCGTATCCGTACATTGTTATCTCCTTAGTTATGGAATTGTGTTGTGATTGAAGGTGCTAAATTCATGCTGACCATGTAAGTTATGGTGCTGCTTGTGCCACTATTCTTTACTCTGAGTATGTCGTTTTCTTTTAAATCTATCTGTAAGTTATTTAGCAATAAATACTCACCGTTAGTAGACTGTAATGTTTTAGCGTGAGCTAGTGGGTACTCTGTTGTTGTAGCACTGTCGTACCAATACAAGTCAGCATCTTCGTTACCAGCACTGGCTAAGATATAAATCATGTGTATCTCAGCAGTATTCTTTGCTGGTACAGTATACATATCAACCTTTGCGCTATCGTTTGTTCTTGTTTTTACGGCTGTTACGTTTCTTGCCATGAATTAATCTCTCTATTGAGTTGACAAAGCCTGCCCATATCTCTTGTGGGCTGGGCAGTAACCACCCTAGAACCAATAACAATAAATACCACATGGGTACGTTAGTGTTATTCTGCACTAGACTGTCTACCTTTGATGTGTTAATGCTGGTGTCATTTTCCTTCTGACTTACATTAACATTCTCACCTTCGATCTTGGTGTTCTGCTGATTAGCAACTACTTGTTGTGTGTTCTCTTTTCCTACTTGAGCATTAGCATTAACATTAGTACCTGACTTGCTCGGCATAACTGCTTTAACTAGTCCTAGTGCAGTACATCCTTGTATAAGTATTATACCACAAATAAGCAATAAAGTCAAGCGTTTAATTACAATCTCCTAAAGACAATATCTACTAACCAACCCATACTGGCACCCAGTATCAGCAGTAATACACCTGCACCCTTCCATTTAGACATCAGACTAGACAGACATCTAACGTCTATGCTTAACTGCTCCATCTGACGCTGTAGGGATTCTACCTGAGCTTCGAGTCTACCTAACTGCTTGTCGTTGTTGTTGTCCATGCTTTACCTCAAGTTAGATCGTTTCTTAGCGATCCTAATTTTCTTTTTACGTCTACTTAACTTACTGCGTTTAGGTAGCGGGCGTGTGGTTTCTAGTTTTAATCGAGCCATCTCTTGTTACCAAGATGTTACAGGTTCTTTAGAGAATGCAATCTGAGAGGCTACTACATCCTCAGCATGGCTACTGAACTCACCGTCAGCGTCTGAGCATGTCCAGTGTACGTTTGTTACAAATGTCTTGCTATCTAGTTGTACAACGTCCCAGGTGGTCATTTTAGTTTCCTCTCGGTAAGTGCTTTGAAAGCTTCTTTCAACTCGTTAAACAAGTTACGTTTCATTTAGGATACTTTAGTTTAACTGCCAGACACGCATCAATGTAAGCCTGTGCCTGTACTGTGTCACCTTTAACGATAGCATCTAGGTAGTCAGTTGCCGGTGGATAGGCTGCTGCTCTTAGTTCTGCATAGGTTGGTGGCTCTGGAGTCCAGCCTGCTGGTCTTGCCTGTCGGTTATCCCACTCGGTATCAGTTAGAGCTGTTGCTCCTACTGGAAGCTCTGTGATGGTGTCATCGTTGCACCAAGTTCCGTTTAGATAGTATTTCATACTAGTCAACCTTTATGATTTCCAACATTGCATAAACTTCAACACCGGCTGCGGTTATGGTTACTGCACGACCCAACCCATCCGTTGCATACGCAGTATCTGTATGGTGGCGGAGGCTAAATACTGTTGTGGCAGAAACAGTAACACTACCCTTAACAAACGAAGAATTTACGTTTGTAACCGCGGCGGGGCTGAGTTCAGATGTACCAGCTATTGCCAATGCCGCTGCCGTTATGTTGTATAGGTAGCATTTATGTGAATTAACCTGCCTAGTTGGTGCAGAGCCGTTTATCAGATAAGTGCCTTCTGGTAAGGTAACTTCATTCGACGCCAGACTTGCCCCGACAATGGTATTGCGTAGAACAGTATTCAATACTCTGGTATTTACACCAACAATATTTGTCCCTCCCGCTGTGCCTACAGCCTTCTCATCCCGTACCAGCATATACCCCAGTCCAGCATCTACACGCCTCTCAACCCCAGCGTCATCCTTGTAATAAAGCAACTTATCGTCTTTAGGATAGAGCACAGTCTGCCCTGATGCCGGTGTAGCTGGTGCTATGTCATTGGTTAGTGTTACTGGCCCAGCAAACGCTGCACTGCCATTACTTGCCAGACTTATATTATTAACAACGGCACTCTCATGTTTTAACGCTGTTACTTCAACAGTACTCATTTAGGATACTCCAGTTTGATAGCAACAATAGCGTCGTGCCATGTGGTTGTTGAGTTAACTAAGTCATCAAAACGCATCTCGTCTTGGTTGAGTAGGTTGTACTTAGTTCTGCGTTTACGGGCGTAGTCCTTGCTGTTATAGAGTGCTTCTAATTCAATAGCTCTTGCTGTAATTGCTAACATCTGTGACTCAGTTGCAATCACACCTTTTATTTTAATTTCAATACTACCAACCTCTTGTGAGCAGTCCCCATACAATTCTGTTGTTGCTGCAATTAAGTCAATCATTGTGCTATCTCCGTAACTATGATTTCGGATGAGCCTACTTCAGTGACTAGTGCGGGAGCACCAACGCAGCGGTTGTTGTACAGTGTTTTGCTAAGAGATGATGTAACCGCAAGAGCAAAAGTAATAGCTGTGCCAACTACGCTTGACGTTGACACTAGTGTGCTAATCGTCAGCATTTCTGGAGTAGAGAAGTCGTTAGCCACTACCCCATAAGTTTGTGTTGTCATACTCAAGCCAGCATAGGCCAACGTAGAACCACCGATGTTTACTCTTACGCTGTTCATCAAAATATTGTAAATGACATCCCAAGAACCCGTACACTCACCAAACGCCCTAGCTTGTACTAGAAATTTACTATTTGCTCCTTTAGGTGTGACGCTAAATGTTAAGCCAGTCACTACTGTTTCAGTCTCTGTTGCTAGTGACTGTGAGCCTTGCGCTGTTGTTAATACATTCACGATCTGCAATACACTACCTGCTGGCATTGCACTAGAAGCAATAGTAGAAGCATCTGTAAGAACAGTCCCAGTCTCATCAGGTAGCGTCAGAGTCCTATCGGTACTGGAGTTAGGTGAAGCAACTGTGAAGATGCCTGTACCCGAGGCGTTTGGTGTTAGTGAAATCTTACTCATTAGACACTCTCCACAGCAGTTTTAAGTGTCTCTATGTCAAAGGCTTCGTCAATCTTTACTTGCACTTCATCATACTTAACTCTGATCTGTTCTCTAGATATCTCAACTGCAACCGGATCAGAGCCGGGAATCTGTTTAGCTATTAGTGCATCTAAAGGAGCAAACTCTAAGGAACGCTTAGCTCGTCTAACATCATGTGCAATAGTCTTAGCTTTAGTAAGGTTAACTGTTATAGGCATTACACATACTCCCAAGCTTCTCTAAATGTTCTATCAGTCGGTATGTCTGCTACATCTACAATGTGATAGACCTTACCAGTAGGTACATCTTTAGCTGCTATCTGTTCTATTGTTAAACCACAATCAGCGGGAACAATAATAGCTACACCACCTTCATCTGTTTTATATATGATTCTTTTCATTTTAATTTCCTACGACAGTTAGCGACACATATTGTGCATTAGCATTAACATTAGCACCATTCCTTGTAGTAACTTTTACAGAAGATGCTGTGTAGTCTCCCACTCCAGCGATCATATCTGACCAGGTGTCGTCACCCGCTGCAAAAGGAGCTGAATAATTTGAATCTTCCATATCAGTAGAAAAGTTAATTGTGTAATTACCTGTCCCGTTATCAGTAACTGAACTGACATTACCTGAAGCCCGTATAGCTACCGTACCTGTGCCGTTAAAGTTAACCCAAGCCCTGCAAGCGTATAGTGGAGCAGAACCTGTTGCGTTTAATGCATCAGTAATCCTAGCAGCGGCTATATCACCTGTTAGGTCTTCTCCGTCAAAACCTGCTGTTGAATCAATGTCTGGTGTTGTAACACCTGTTGTCCCATTTAGTGTGATTGTCATAGTGTTCCTTAGATTACGATGTAGCGTGCGCCAGAACTTACGGTAACTGTGACACCGCTATCAATAGTTATCGGGCCTGTACTCATTGCATTATTAGTAGCTACAATGGTGTAGTCTGTGGTGACACTCTGACCGTTCTCATAAAAGATAGCATCAGAACCTCCACCAGAAGCTCCTCCACCGCCACCAATAGCACCCCAAGCAGAGCCATCATAGCCCTCGAAAGAAGTATCAGTAGAATTGAACCTTAAGTTACCTGTTGTAGGAGAGACATCTCTCTGTGCCGTAGTGCCTGTAGGCATCACAGCAGAGCCTGTAGAGGATGTCTTAGCTACTGTGGTAGCCGGTTGGTTAGCACTATCAGCCAGTGTCCCCTGAGCAGCTGTAGCGTAGTCTGTTGTATCAAATGCTTTTACTTGTGCCAGGTTAGTGACTTCACTATCCATCAACGCACCTGCAACAGTCACATTAGTAGCGTCTGTTACGTCTGCACTTGTTTCTATACCACTTAGCTTAGTGCTGTTTGCGTCAGTGAATGCGTTAGTATCTGCATTACTCTCGTAGGCAGTTTTAATCTCTCCAGCAGTTTGATCCGCAGTAGCACTTGTCTCAATACCAGATAGCTTAGTAAACTGAGTATCAGTAAACGCATTAGCTTCTACCTCATAAGCAGCCTTAATTTCAGCACCTGTTTGATCTGTAGTTGCAGCAGTCTCGATACCTGATAACTTAGATTCTTCAGCAGTAGTGTAGGATGCAGTCGTAGCTGCAAGGACAGATGAGAATGCTTGTACGTCAGTACCAATAGCCACACCTAAGTTAGTTCTTGAAGTGGCTGCGCTATTTACATCAGATAAGTTATTAATTACTTGTAACCCAACACCTGTACTTATGGCTTGCCATATTGAACCTGTGTAGGATAATACAAGATTAGAAACAGTATTGAAGTACAATGCACCAGCACTTAAAGCATCACCGTCATTGTCAAGAGTAGGGTCAGATGATTTAGCACCTAAGTACCTGTCGTCAAAAGAATCATAAGAAGCAGCAGCGTCTGTTGCAGAGCTTGCGGCAGCAGTTTCAGAGTTAGAAGCATTAGTGGCAGAAGTAGAAGCCTCAGATGCTCGTGTTGTTGCAGTAGACGCAGATGTTGCAGCAGAACTGGCTGAACCAGCGGCAGCGGTAGCTGATATAGCGGCCTCAGCAGCCTTGTTAGAAGCTACGGATGCCTGATTAGCAGCGTCTGTTGTAGCGTCTCCTGATCCACCTGGGCCTCTATATATAGCCATTTAACTGTCCCTATCTATTTGCGATGTACATAGTTACTTCAAATCCAAATCTCATTTCTGTATATTCAGGTTTAGTCCACATCATGTTTCTCCAGAGTATTTTAATTAACTTATCTCTTTCGTGCCTTTTAATCTCGTTCTTGCGGCAGTAATTTGTCCAAAGCATATCACCCTCCTCGCTAAAGGTATAGGTGCGTTCCTTCGGTCTCCCTACTTCCGTCCTGATGGATGAACGACTTATGAAAACTCCCCAGACCTTATGAGCCTGGGGAGGTATTACAACTTACTGGTTAAGCAGGTACAGCCAAAGCTACAGCAGCATCGTCACGCAACTCAGCTACACCGTAAAGCATATCTGTCGTGAACAATGTTGCAAGCCACTCTTGCTTGTACTGGGTCTGTGAACGTACGCCCATTTGCTCAGCAAGACAGAAAGCATCTTTATGAGCCATCAAGCAAATACGGTCAGCACCTGAACTACCTGCACCAAAGTCAGCATTGGTAGATACAAATACTTTAACACCATATACATCACCAACAGAACCATTACGGATTGTGTTGCTTGAACCCACATCACCAGTGAACGCTTGCTCAGTAAATCGAGCAATGCTCATTAAAGTATTTCTGGTTGTAGGTGGAACAAGTAAAACACGATCTGACATAGGTACATCAGCGTCATCGAGCCTTTGGATTGAACGTCTTATCCCTGCATCAGCAAGCGCAGCAGCGTTTGAAGACGTAGAGTTATAAGCAGTTGCACCCGTAGAACCGATCCATGCTTTAGTAGCTGTGTTAGAAGTAGCGTAGTCATCAGTGCCAAGTGTAGCACCGTTAACCAAACGACCAAGACGTACAAGGTCAGTATCAACCTGTTTAGCAATAGCATAACCAGCGTCTTCAGTGTAGAACTTACGCAAAGAGCTTATTGCTTGTGTCTCTACGATGTCTTCAATGAAACGTGAGTATTCATAATGCTTGTTAATGTTAACGAGGATTTCACTCTCTGTAGCAGCAATCAGTGTGACCTGAGTTGATGCTGATTTAGCAGAGGCTGCGCCTCGTGTTGGTTTTGGGATATGCAGTACGTCACCTTTTTTGCCTTTAAAAGACATCTTGGAGAACAAGTTTGCTGCAACAAGATTAGCCTTGTATGCGGCAACAATCTCATCACTCCAAATCTCTGGGATGAACTTATCTGCGGTGGTTTTTGTTACATTATTAGTACCTAGTGCCATTTCTTATTTCCTTTTTATTTAGTAGATTCTACCCTCTTCATAAGCTAAGAGAATTTCATCAGAATGTGAATAATATTTATCAGGGTTTGTTTTTAAAAGGTCTTGAAGTGCCTTACGACTGTATCTTTTTCTAGAACTCAAACCTGTAGAGCCTGTATCAACAGAAGCAGCTTTCAATGATTTAACTCTTGATTCTTGTGAATCTTGAGTGAGCGTTTGCTGCTCTTGTTTCTTAACACCTGTAATTGATTTCCATGTGCTAAGTAACTCGGTAGCAGCAGTTAGATCATAACCATCGTTAGCCTCATCATGCAGTCTTTGTCTGATTGGTGAAGCATTAACCCACTCTACAAAAGCAGGGTTTTTTACTACTTGACCATAATCAGGAAACTGTTGTTGTAACTGTTGTTGAGCAGCTTGTGCTTTCATATAAGCAGTTGCTTCTCTAGCCTCTTTAATTGACGGATGATTATTTATACGTTCATCCATCGCTTCGGCAGGTCTATTAAAATACTTCTCGTCTGAATCTTCAATCGCCTGTACTGGCTGTTCTTGCGCTTTATTTCGTAAGAGTTCCCGCTTAATCATTTCATCAACGAACTTTCTATGTTCACCAACTTCTTGCGCTTGTCTACCATTGAGCTTTTCTAGCTCTTGGTGCATCTTAGCAATTTCTATACTGGTTTTGCCACGATACTTTTCAGGTAAAGCACCTTCAGGGTTATCCTCCGTTGCCGGTACTTCTGGTTCCTGTTGCGCTTCTACCTCTACCTGTTCATTAGGATGGTCATCACCTATTTCATCAGGTGTAAAGTC